TAATCATTGCAATCATTATAAAGCACAATTTTGGTGCTGGAAGTGCGGAAAGCTATTTTCGTGGAAAGACTTGAGAAACAACCATACTCACCCAGAGGCTGATCCTGCCTGCAAAGTGAGACCTTGGGGCGTAAAAACTCCTTGACATACTCTGCTCAAGCCTGTATAATATGTGAAAATTCGGAGAAAGCATGGCTAAACGAGTAAAACAGAAAAAGCATGAGAACCTTACTGAATCAAATATCAAGAAGGTTATTCAACTGCTTTCGGCAGAGAAACCAATAACAAAGAAAGAAGCTTGTGAGATATTGAACATATCGTACAATACCTCTAGGCTCAATAGTATTATTGATAACTTTGTTGAGGGTCAAGAGCGTCGCCAACAGATGCTCAAGAAAAAGAGGGGCACCCCTGCCAGCGATTCTGAAATCGCAAACATTGTAGAACAATACCTAACAGGAGAAAGCTTTGCTGAAATCTCAAAAAGAGTTTATCGTTCTACAGGCTTTGTAAAAACAGTAATCGAAAAAGTAGGTGTTCCACAAAAGCCCACTGGTGAAGATAAGTATGAAATAGGTTATTTGCCAGAGGAGTGCGTAAGCTACGAATTTGCAGTTGGAGAGGTTGCTTGGTCATCCCGCCATCACACTTCGTGTGAAATCCGTAGAGAATTGGATGAGGACCGCTATGGCTGTCCCGTGTATCAGGTATGGATAAATGAACCATCAGAATTTGGACAAGGTGGATACAATGCCTTTATTGCAGCGTATGATCTTGGCAAGCTATCTCACCTTGAGAAGTATGGACTAAATACGAGTAGACTATAATGAAATTGAAAAAACTGTGTGCAGGAGCTGCTATAGCAGCACTCATGACCACCACACCAGTATTAGCGAGGGTAAGTAAAGAAGACGCCCAAACTTATGCTAACTGTGAAGGGTTCGATCACCTAGTGGTTAAGTATGATATGTATTGGATGGATAGGTCAGAGTGGCTTTCTTACAAAGAAGCTTTCTTGGAAACTTTCACCCCGCTAGAAAAGCGTAAACTAGATAAGAAAGCTAAAGCGTTAATTCGTAAACTTGACAACAGAATGTCAGATCTGCTTCCAAAAATGCTTGTGTATGTTCCCGAGGACCATGCCCCGCATGTAGTATACGCCGCTCTCGTTTCAGAGGTAGGTGAAAAGATGTATCACTGCTATTACGACCTATAGGAAAATTATGAAAATAGACCACCCCTATCAAGGCACAGAGCTGCCTACAACGGTATTTATAAATGGCCCCGGAGTTCCTCAAGAGTGGAATCAGGGGCCTCCAGGAACAGAATATATAAAAAGACAGGAGTATGATTTACTCGCAAAAGAGGTTCATAGGCTCAAAAGACAGCTTGGAGAGACCGCAGGAAGGCTACAATCCTTACTAAATACTAAAGATAGGTTTTAATAATGACTCCGAATGAAAGATTTGTTCAGGATATAATGGAAATGACCGCTTTAGAGCTTTTAGACCTGATATATGATAATCCTGAGTATTTAACGGATTCGTATTACGGACAGTTTGGTCTGGCGATAAGAGATAGGTATGAGGAAGTGAGAGGATCTTCGTGGGATTCTTAGAATATTATCTAGTGTTCTGCTTTACTACTGCTACAGTAATATTCTGGAGAATACAAAGATTGGCTGCCAGAGCTGCTACTCATAAAGAAAGAGCATCTTTCTGGATTACTATATTTATTATAGATTTTTTGTTTGCTCCGCTATTGTTCTTATTTTTTGTGTTTATGCACGACCACTTTGTAATAGCTACAACACAAGCTTTTTTAGAGCGTAAGCAAAATAAATCTTGACATGCGAGGTCACTTCCTCTATAATATACATCATGGGATATAGATTTTATACACAACAACTTGAAGCAACCGGCACCTGTCCAGGTGCCCCACTAACCAACAGAAGGAAAAGAAAAATGGCTTGGACCGACGAGCAAAAAGCACAGGCAGTAGCAATGTATCTGGAAGCGGAACCTACTCCTGAAAATAGCACGGAAATCGTGGCATCAATCGCAGAGGAGCTGGAACAGTCTCCCAACGGTGTCCGTATGATTTTATCTAAAGCAGAAGTTTATGTGAAGAAAGCTCCCGCAGCTTCTGAAAGCAAATCAAGTGGCGGAAGCACTCGCGTAAGCAAGGCAGCTGCTATTGAACAGTTAACGGCTGCCATCAGTGATTCAGGTGCTGACGTTGACGAAGAAATCTTAGCAAAACTTACTGGTAAGGCTGCTATGTATTTCACCGGCGTTCTCAATCATGTGAATGCCGCATAACTCTGGGGGCATTATGCCCCCAAGCTTCTAAGGAGTAAAATGAAGAAAGTAGTATTATTTGGTGCTCTAATAACATCAGCATCTGCTTTTGCTGGAAATGAGGATTGTGATCATCCTGTTCTTATCGAAAACGAATGCGAATTATTTGTAGGACCTCCGGGTCCAGAAGGTCCGATGGGTCCGATGGGTCCAGCAGGTCCACAAGGCGAGCAGGGTCCGATGGGTCCACAAGGCGAGCAGGGTCCGATGGGTCCAGCAGGTCCACAAGGCGAACAAGGAATTGCGGGTCCGATGGGTCCACAAGGCGAGCAAGGAATTGCGGGTCCACAAGGCGAGCAGGGTCCGATGGGTCCAGCAGGTCCACAAGGCGAGCAGGGTCCGATGGGTGAACAAGGTCCAATGGGTCCAGCAGGTCCACAAGGCGAACAAGGAGTTGCAGGAAAGGATGGTGCTGATGGAAAAGATGGACGAGATGGAAGAGATGGCAAAGATGGTCGAGACGGCAGAGATGCTAGAGACTATCGTAGAGAATTTTCCAGATACTTGGCAGCAAGCTCTGCTCTCGACATCCATTTACCAAATGGAGAGGGAAACCGAGTATCGTTTGGCGCTTCACACATTGCTGGGTCTACAGGAGTTAGTGTAGGTTTTGCAGCTCAAAGTGAAGACGGAAAAGCGGTCACTTTAGGGTTTGGTCGATCTGGAAGTGAAACGCTTGTAAAAGCAGGATTTTCATTCGAATTTTAATAGGGCTTGGCTGACATAAGTTGGTTTCCATGCGTAGGCGGGAGTGCGTATAGTCCGAACTTCTCCCGCACCACACCTGTAGCTCAACAGGACAGAGCAAGAGATTTCTAATCTCTAGGTTGAAGGTTCTAGTCCTTCCAGGTGTACCAATTGCAAGGGTGGCTCGAATAGATAGGCATCGGACTGCAAATCCGAAACATGCAGGTGCAAATCCTGTCCCTTGCTCCATAATTAGCCAGTGTATTGCGGCGGCAAAAGAGGTTTTGCTCAATGTAATACGGAGCTAATATGAAAAAAGAGGAGTTGATAGAGCGTCTAACGGAAGCAGGTGACGCTATTATCACCTACAAGAGTGAAAACTCTAAGAAGACCAAATACAACGTATGCACGTTAGATTTCTCGACACCTTACATACAAGGTAAAAGAAATAGAGCAAAAGAAGACGATAAGAGCGTCCTAATGTTTTGTTGGGACACTGATTCTTTTCGTCTAATGAAAGCTAACAATGTCAAGACGGTAGTGCCCCTTTCCAATGTCCTGAAGAATAAGGACTAGCGAAATGGAGGAATTATACTACATTATTAAAGAGGAAGATTATTCCCAAGTTAGACTCACAGTAAACGAGTTTAGAGGAAAGGAGTATTTACATTTGCGAGAGTATTATATCGACTTTGATGAAGAGTGGCACCCTACGCCTAAAGGCTTAGCAATTGAATTAGACGTTGATTCAGTAAGAAAGCTATTCTCATCTGTATGCGATATTATGTCTCAAGCTGAGAGTAAAGAAGTTATAAAAGAATACTTTGGAGACTTAATTAATTCTTGACATTTTAACCAGAAGGCCCTATAATATACATAATGAAAGAGTTTTTAGACAAATGTTCCGAGGCATATTACGCAGGCAACCCACTTATCAGTGATGCCGCGTTCGACATACTATGTGCTGACTGTCATTACGACCCAGTTGGCTATATGGACGGTGATGTGCCTCACGAGTTTCAAATGTATAGCCTTCAGAAAGTATATGAAGGAGATACACCCGTACAACTATCCTCCTCTGTTGTAAGTCCTAAACTGGACGGCGCGGCGGTGGCCCTCTACTATGTAGAGGGTCACTTTGCCTATGCGCTCACCAGAGGGGATGGAAAGAAAGGCAAAGACATTACAGAGAATATGCGTATGCTAGACTTTCCAAAAAGAATTGGAGTAAGCAATAGATTTTTCCAGGTTACTGGAGAAGTTGTTGCTCCTAAAAGCATAAAAAATGCCCGTAATTATGCTGCGGGCGCTTTGGGCCTAAAAGACCCCCAAGAGTTTGCAGAAAGAGATCTAACCTTTATAGCATACGGTCTTCAACCTTATGTGCTTGATAGTTTCTGGTCCGAAGACATGCTGAACTTAAAAATGCAGGGGTTTAACACCGTCATAGATAGTGATTGGGGTCAGTTTCCTCACGATGGTTTAGTTTTTAGAGAAGACTACTATCAAGATTTTGACTCTAAGGGATACACAGCGCACCACCCTCGGGGCGCATATGCTTTCAAGGAGAAGCAAGAAGGCGTAGTTACAAAGCTAGTTGATGTTGTCTGGCAAGTAGGCAAATCAGGTGTTGTAGCCCCAGTAGGTATTCTAGAGCCTATAAAGATTGGGGACGCCACTGTATCCAGAGCTACTTTGCACAATATGAAGTACATAGAAGATCTAGGTTTAGAGCTAGGCTGCAAGGTAGAAATTATTAGATCTGGAGAAATCATTCCTAGAGTGGTTCGCAGAGTATGAACAAAAAAGAAGCAAGAAGCACTCTGGACGCATTATTGTCTGGAAAACACTCAGTTGTAGAGCTTTCAGACAAAAGAATACGAGGCGTTCTTATGTATTTAGTAAAATTTCACGGCAAAACAATTGCTCAGGCAGAAAATCAAACAAGGCGACAGAATGGATGAAGATGAGGGCAGAGTAGAACTAGGTTGGCTAGGGTTAGTAGATGAGGTGTTTCACTATAGCCCTATAATTGGAGTTGAGGATAGATTTTGGAAGCTCAAAGCTAAAACCAGGCTTAGTGTCTTGGAGGGCTGGGCGGAAGCCATACAAACTTTAATAGAAGGAAATGATAGTTTTGGAGAGCAGGAAGATAATACACAGAAACCAGAAGAACTATCTAGTGCAGTCATCATCAATTTTCCCGCCGATAATGTATAGTAGAAAATGGTTTGAGGCAAATCCAGAAGAAGCAGAGAGACCTGGCGTTCTGTATTGTGTAGTGTTAGTAGATAGAGACACTAACAAAAGAGAGTGTCTGAAGATTGGTATAGCCTCTGGAAAAAACTGGAAAGATGTTTTGAAAAGATCGCAAGGCTTTACGGGATACGATATTCGTATTCAACGAACCTACGCAGATACTATTTACGGTGTGTGGAAAATAGAGCAAGAACTACATGAACGCTTTAAACAATACAAGTATACTCCAACAAGAAAGTTCGGAGGCTACACAGAGCTATTTGAAATTCGAAAAGAAATAATCGCAGCTATACCAAAGAAAAAATAGTTCTTGACTTTTTAGGTCAATAGCCGTATAATATTCACTCAAATCAAGGAAACAAACAATATGAAAATATTACCTCCAGAACATTGCCCTTCTTGTGAAGAAGAGCTTTTCTGGGAGAACGATATTCTTTATTGTCACAATCCTTTGTGCTCTGCAAAGAATAAAAAACAAGTTGAGCACTTCACCAAGACACTCAAAATCAAAGGGTTTGGTCCTTCTACAATAGAAAAGCTAGAAATAGAAAGTCCTTATGAGATATACTATTTATCGTTTGAAACTATTTCAGGTGCACTAAACTCCGAAAAGCTGGCAGAAAAACTCTTAGAAGAAATAAAAAAATCTACAAAATGTTCTCTTGAAGAGGTTTTGCCAGCCTTGTCTATTCCACTTATTGGAAAAACAGCATCAACTAAGCTTTGTTCTGTAATAGAAGATATTCATGAACTAACAGAAGAAAAGTGTAAAGAGGCTGGATTGGGTCCAAAAGCTACGGAAAATCTGATGTTTTGGTACAAAAATAATTTTGATGTAATGCTTCCCTTTAGTTGGGAGGTTTCAAAAGACTTTATACCACAGTCAACTAAAGAAGTTGTGTGTATATCAGGGCGATTGTCGTCCTACAAAAGCAAAGCGGAGGCCGAAAAAGCTTTGGTTAAGATGGGTTACAGGGTTGTTTCTTCTGTTACAAAGGAAGTATCCATTCTTATCAATGAAAGCGGAGTAGAGTCCTCCAAAACTAGAAAAGCGCGAGACAGGGGTGTCTCGGTTGTTACAAATATTAATCAATTACTACAGGAGTAATATAATGGCATTACCCAAGTGGAACGACGAACGCTGGCAAGAGCTGGTTGATTTTGTCGGTGACGAGTCTCCAGTATCTCAGGATACTGTTAGCGAAGCAGCAGAACAGCTTGAGACGACTGTTCGTTCGGTTGCTGCTAAGCTGCGTAAAGAAGGTTTTGAAGTAGAATCTTCTGCCGCACCCACCACTAAGACCTTTAGCGAAGATCAAGAGGACACTCTCCGCAGCTTCGTAGAAGATAACAGTGGTAACTTCACATACGCTCAAATCGCTGAAGCATTCGCTGGCGGTGAGTTCAATGCGAAGCAAATCCAAGGCAAGATCCTGTCTATGCAGCTCCATGAGCATGTCAAGCCCGCTCCTCAGCGTGAAGTTGTTCGTAGCTTCTCTGAAGAGGAAGAAGCAACTGTAGCTTCTATGGCTGGTGATGGCGCATATCTCGAAGATATCGCAGAAGCTCTTGGAAAGACGATTAACCAGATTCGTGGTAAGGCACTGTCCATGCTGCGTGGTGGTCAAATCGACGCTATCCCTGCACAGAAAGAGAGCCGTGCCTCTGCAAAGACTGACCCTCTTGAGGGCGTCGACGTAGCTGAAATGTCTGTTGAAGAAATCGCAGATCAAATCGGCAAAACTGTTCGTGGTGTTAAGACGATGCTGACGCGTCGTGGCTTGACGGCTACGAACTATGACGGAGCTGCTAAGCAAGCCAAAGCTGCTGGCTAGTTTGTTTCGTTTCTAATCAGCCAGAGGAGTGACGACTCCTCTGGCTTTTCCTCGTCTAAAGTTTATTACGGAGTCATTTGGTGAACCTTGCAAGTATCCTGCTAAAAGCAATAATCACGGAAAGTGATTTGGATACTTGGGCTGACCTCCATAAACACTATCTTCCCCGCGAATATCAATCCATCTGGTCCTTCATAGACAAGCATGTTGAGGAGTTCCGGGAACTTCCTTCCTTTGACGCTGTTCAGCTTTCAGTAAGAGATAACAAGCTTAGAGAAAGACTTCTCGCTCTACAAAATGTAGAAAGTGTTGATATAGACAACCATACGCTTCTTGAGTATCTGAAAAATGAATTTACTCAACTAGAGATTATGACCGAGCTGGAAGACTACTTGGAAAACTCTATAGCTATGGAATCTGCTAAGGAGAACATAGAGAGTCTTCAAAACATAATACTAAAAGTTGAAGACAAAGTTGATCTTAAAGGCACTGCCGAAAGTATGCAACGAATGGAGCTATTTTATTCTAAAGAGTACTTAGACAACGTAGTTCCTCTAGGATTGAATGTCGACTATGATGAAGTAGAGAAGTTTGGTCCAGAAGACTATGTCCTAATTGGAGGTAAAAGAGGTCAAGGTAAGTCTATAGTATGTGCTAATATTGCATCTACTACATATCAGTCAGGTTCCTCCGTAATGTACTTTACTATAGAAATGAGCGCTAGAGAAACTATGCAGAGAATATGTGCAATTTCTACAGGAGTAAATGCAAAAGCTATAGAAAATAATACCTTGGGGCCAAAAGAGCAGTTAGACGTTGCTCAATGGTGGGCTTCTAGGTTTGAAGAGGGTGAAAAGCTTTATAATGATTGGGTAAAGTCCTCTCCACGAGGCTTCGGAGGCCTAAGAGACTTTAGTCTTTTACATAATGAATTAAGCAAAAACCCTTTAAGACCAAAGCAAGTAGACATAGTCTACGAGTCCGGTCTAACACTTGCGAACATAAGAAAAGAGTTAGATAAGAAAGTGCCAACTCTTCAACCGAAAGTAGTAATTGTCGACTATGTGAACCAAGTAAAAAGAGGATTCAATAACAGCAGAATGGGTCAATATGACTGGACAGAGCAAATAGAAGTAAGTAAAGCATTAAAAGCATTCGCACAAGATTATGGTATTCTAGTAATATCTCCTTATCAAATAGATGCTACAGGGGAGGCAAGATTTGCTAAAGGTATTCTTGACTCTCCGGATGCTGCTTTTACTCTTGAAGCTAGTAAAGGCGATAACCCTTACATGAAGCTTAACTGCACAAAAATGAGAAGTGGAGATGATGATACTTCCTTTGCTTCAGAAATGGATTGGAGCAGTCTAAAGATTGGTCCTAATTCTATTATAATTCCTGAAGACGGAGACGATCCAGAAGAAGACGACATTCACAAGGCATTGCACGGATGAGCGAAGTAGAGCAAGTATTAATTGAAAGAGGGTTAGAGTATAGAGAGTCTGGTCAAGATTTTCTAATTAAGTGCCTTAACCCTGAACACGAAGACAGAAACCCCAGTATGCGTGTTGATAAAATATTGGGCATATTCAATTGTTTTTCTTGTGGACACAAGGGCAGCATATTTCGACACTATAACATAGATATTAGTGAAAGCTCTCTCAAAAGAGAAAGCCTAAAGAGAGCCATTGCTAAACTTAGATCAGATAACTTTGGTATGCAAATGCCAGAAGGCTACATGCCATACATAGGTAATTGGAGAGGCATAAGTCCTAAAACTTATTCCAAGTTCAATGCATTTGAGCATACTGATGAGCAGTTTAAAAACAGAATAAACTTTCCAATCACAGATTCTGGAGGAAAAATAGTATGCTTTCAAGGAAGAGACTATTCAATGGCCCAGAAAGCAAAGTATAGGTTTTGGCCTCCTAATGTAAGTCCTCCCCTATTTCCTCAAGCAAATACATTGCAGGGAAGAATAATTTTAGTAGAAGGGTTGTTTGACATGCTAAACTTACATGATAAGGGTTTAGATAATGCTGTATGTTGTTTCGGAGTAAATAAATTTAACCATGAAAATTTAGATCTACTAAAAGTTTCTGGAGTAATGGGAATAGATGTTTTATTCGACGGAGATAAAGCAGGAAAAGAAGCAGCAGAGAAAGTAAAAGAAATTTGCAAAGGGTTTCCTTTTAGGGTGGTAAACTTAAAAAGCGGAGACCCAGGTGAGCTGTCAAAAAATCAGGTAAAAAATTTGAGGAAAAGACTTTACGGGAGTTGACATGAAAAGGATTTTGATGTATAATATACTATTATTGGCAGGGTGTGCTTCTACGCCTGTGGATTGTGTTACAGCAGAGTGCGTAAAAGAGCAAGCAAAGAAAGAAGTTTTTAGGTCTTGTATGACAAATGCAAAGAGTTATGGGTATCCCGTCGATGTTTCAGACTGGGCGTTTGCTAGAATAAACCTAAATATGGATATAAGACCTCATCCTGCAAAGTTTTGTAGATTAATAGCGGAGCATAGAATTAAGTGAAAATAGCTATTGTAGAGTCCAAGCCTTCCCGCAACAACTATGTTGATGTGTTTGGCAATGCTTGGCCTTTTGAACAGTATTCGTTAGCATCTGACCCAGCACTCAAAAAAGTTCTAAAGAAAGATGTTGACATTGATATGGACCCAGACAAGTTTGACTGGATAATTCTTGTTGGTGCAGAACCTCTAAAGTTCTACACCAAGGCCACAAAAGTTATGGAGTACTCAGGAACTCTCGTAGATGATAAGTTTCTTCCTCTTATAAATCCGGCTATGGTGTCTTTCAAGCCAGAAACAAAACGACTGTTAGAGTCTAGTGTGGACAATATCAAACAGTATATTTCTGGTGATAAAAAGAAAGCAGAGATTGGTGAAAACTTTATAGGAATACAAGATGAACAAGAAGCTCTCGACTACATTCAGCAGGTTCTCGACTCTAATTACGACTTTTTCGGTATCGACTCAGAAACTAGTGGGTTATATCCTAGGGATGGGCATATCCTTGGAATTAGTCTCTGTGGCTCTCCTGATACTGGTGCTTATATCGATGCCGATGTAATATCAGAAGAAGTAGAAGAAAAGCTACAAGAGCTTTTCAATTGGAAGCGTGCTGTATTTCATAATGCTAAGTTCGACATACCTATGTTCGAGTATCATTTCAACGTTACTATTCCTCGCTTTGAAGATACTATGCTTATGCACTATGTTATTGACGAGCGTCCCGGCTATCATGGATTGAAGCAACTTGCTATGAAGTACACCGACTACGGTGACTACGAAAAGCCAATGTATGAGTGGATGGAGCAGTATCGTAAAGAGCACGGTATTCGTAAAGATGATTTCAAGTGGGAATGGATTCCATTTGATGTCATGAAGAACTATGCAGCGATTGATGCTACAGTAACCTTTATGATCTTTCAAAAGTTTGAGAGAGCGTTGCTTGGTGGTAATCCAAAACTGCTAAAAGTTTACAAAGACATCCTTATTCCTGCTTGCAGATTTCTTATGAAAGTTCAGGATAACGGTGTTCCTTTTGATAGGGCTAGGCTTGCTGCTGCTCAATCCCTTCTTACAAATCATATCCAAGATATGACAGATAAGCTGTTTGAAATGGAGGAAGTTAAGTCCTTTCACGAAGACTATGGAGAGTTCAATGCAAACAGTGTTATTCAGCTTCGTAAGTTGTTCTTTGACTACATTGGTCTAAAGCCTACTGGAATTATGACGGAAAAAGGTGCTCACTCTCTTGGTGCTGATGCTCTAGCTGTTTTGTCAAAAGAACACGAAGTTCCTAGTATGATACTGGATATTCGTAAAGATACTAAGTTGAAGAATACTTATATCGATAAGATTATTCCACAGCTAAATAAAGATAGTAGGCTTAGAACCAACTTTAATCTGCATGGAACTGTAGCCGGGCGCCTGTCCTCCAGTGGAAAAATGAATATGCAGCAAATTCCTAGGGACAACCCTATTGTAAAAGGTTGCATCAAAGCACCTCCCGGACGTAAAATTGTTGCTATGGACTTAACCACTGCCGAGATTTATATTGCTGCTGTTCTTTCCAAAGACAAGAAACTGCAAGCAATCTTCAAGGCAGGAACCAACTTTCACTCTACAGTAGCTAAGGATGTATTCAACCTTCCTTGCGAAGTGGAAGAAATTGCAGATCTGTATCCAGACTACAGGCAAGCTACCAAAGCTGTAAACTTTGGTATTATTTACGGGGCGGGTGCTCCCACAATCAGCACTCAGGTAAACAAAGATGGAGGAAACCTCAGTGTCGGAGAAGCACAAAAAATCATCGACCAATACTTTAAGAACTTCCGTACTCTCAAAGCTTGGATTGACAGAAACAAAGCGCTCATTGCTAGTATTGGCCACGTGTATTCTCATTTTGGCCGCAAGCGAAGGCTACCTGATGTGCAGTCTGATAACAAAGGGACTGTGGCCCACGCCATACGGTCCGGTCTTAATTTCATCGTCCAATCGCCAGCATCAGACGTAAACCTGATTGGTGCAATGGAAGCACAGGAAATTGTAGAGTCAGACGGAATAGACGCTAATATGTTTGCTCTTGTGCATGACTCTGTTCTTGCAGATGTTGCTGAAGAGCATGTAGATATGTATTCTCAGGTATTGCAAACTTGCATTCAAAGGGATCGAGGTATCTCCATCCCAGGTTGCCCGATTGGTTGTGACTTTGACATAGGTGATGACTATTCGTTTGGCAAATTCGAAAAAACTTATGTTGGTAGAATTGACGTATAGTCAAATACTTAAAAAAGTAACATTTCCGGTGTATGCCATTCCTGAAGAGCTAACTTTCAGGGATGGCTTATTAACTAACCAAGAAAGAGTTATAGATGACAAAAATCAAAAAGGAGACACTCTAGGAAAGCGGAGGCTACAAACTCCTCATACAACATACAATTTGAATAAGATGTGTGAGGATTTTGTCGCCTTGATGAGAATCAAGCACAAAAATTTCATAGATAGCAGAGGAAACTGTTTTTATTATAAGAAAGAGCAGTATATACCAGTAAAACCTATGAAAATAAAAACTAAAGAGTATAAAGGATACTATTGTAGATTATGGCTTGCAGGCCATAACTCTCCTTTTATTTTGAAGTCTGCCCCTCTGGGCAAAGAGTGGGCTCACGTTCTTTTATTAGATAATGAGCCTTGGCAAATATACGATTTCTCAGAAGAGTCGTGTAAAAGCTACAGAAGGATGATTTAGTGGGCAAAAGAAAGCTAAATGGTAAACTAAATTCCGCAAACCTAGAACTTATAGATATTGAACCTCTTACGAGAGGACAATTAAAAGTCTTTGAGTCAGAGAAAAACCTATTTCTACACGGATGTGCAGGAACAGGAAAAACATATGTCTCTCTTTACTTGGCTTTTGATGATATAGTTAAAAAACTATACAACGACATAACCTTGGTAAGAAGCGCAGTCCCAACTAGAGAAATGGGCTTTCTGCCAGGAAATGAAGAAGAAAAGTCAAAAGTATACGAACAGCCCTACATAGCTATATGTAGTGAGCTTTTCAACAGGGGAGATGCTTACGGAATACTAAAAAAGCATAATGCTGTTAAGTTTATTACCACTTCTCATGTTAGAGGAGTAACCTTTCAGGATACCGTAGTGATAGTTGATGAAGCGCAGAATATGAGTTTTCATGAGCTAGACAGTCTGATAACTAGAGTAGGAAGAAATTGTAGAATTATTTTCTGCGGAGACTTCTTTCAGTCAGACTTGAAAATGAACGGCATACGGGAGTTTATGAACATCATACAGAAGATGGACGCGTTTGATTTTGTAGACTTCGGGATAGAAGATATTGTTCGTAGTAAGTTTGTAAAAGACTATCTAATAGCAAAGTATAGAAATGGCTAAAGCAGTTATATCAAATAGGATAATGTTAAACGTTGAAGCTAGCGAAATATCTAGGTTTGATGATACGTTGACCTATGAAATACCTTCGTATAGAGAAGACCGTCCTCCTCAGATCATAAAGAATATGAAAAGAGTAAAGTCTGGTCTAATCTCTATACCTGTGGGAAGAACTGACTTGATACCAAAAGGCTATGAGATAGTTGATAAAAGAGTTGATTTGCCAGTAACTTTTCCAGAGTTTCGGTTTGAATTACGTCCCTCTCAGCAAGAGGTGTACGATAAAATTGAAGGCAATGCGGTAATAAACGCAAGCGTTTCTTGGGGGAAAACCTTTACCGCACTTGCCATCGCTGGAAAGCTACAGCAAAAAACTCTCATAGTAACACATACTATTGCTCTGCGAACTCAGTGGGAAAATGAGATTAAGAAGGTATTTGGTATTACTCCTGGAATTATTGGTTCTGGAAGAAAAGAGTATAACCAGCCGATCGTTGTTGGAAACGTTCAGACATTGTATAAAGTCAAGGACGAAATAGCGACTAAATTTGGCACTCTCATAGTTGATGAGTGTCATCACATACCGGCAAATACCTTTAACAAACTTGTAGATGCCTCGTATGCTCGATACAAAATCGGGCTATCAGGAACTGTAGAGAGAAAGGATGGTAGACATGTGCTCCTTCCAGACTACTTCGGGTATACAAAGTTTGTTCCTCCTGCTGAAAATTACATGAAGCCTAGAGTAGATATTATACAGTCTTCTATACGCTTTATGGACGGTCGTACTCCTTGGGCACTACGGGTCAATGACCTTGTAGCAAACGAGGAGTATGGCAAGTTAGTGGCTATGCTGGCAGCCATTTATAAAAGTAAGGGGCACAAAGTGCTTCTTGTCAGTGATAGAGTGAACTTTCTAAAAAGATTGAAGCTTACTATTGGAAAGCACGCTGTAATTATTACGGGCGAAAATACGCTTGAAGAGAGGGAAGAGCGTCTTACGAAAGTAAAAGCAGGAAAAGTGGATATACTACTGGGCACACAAGCAATCTTTGCTGAGGGGATAAGTGTAAATCCTCTTTCCTGCCTCATTCTAGCAACTCCAGTGAATAACACACCATTGCTTACACAGCTAATTGGTCGTGTTGTTCGAGAGTATCCAGATAAGCTACAGCCAGTAGTTGTGGATATAAATCTAAAGGGAAAGACCGCGAGTAGGCAGGCGGGACTACGCTTAGCCCACTACAGGCAACAAGACTATCGAGTGTCTTTTACAGACATGTAGAAAAAATAGTTCTTGACATTTTAGGTCACATCCCGTATAATATACACTTGACTTTGGGAAAAATACGTGCTCGTAAGATACGACTGGCAAAAGATTCGTCGCTACGCCAAGGGCAACGCGAAGAGAGTAATAAAGGTCATTGCGTATCAAACATTTAAGCATGTTCCAGAAAGCAGGTTCGATCCTATGTATCAAGTAGCATACACCAAATGGGATGGAACTAGCTTCTTAGTATACCCAGAACGAATACTTGTTCACCGGCGTATATACACCCCTCGTCATATAGCTCAATATATTGGCATAGCCAGTTATCGCAGCTATACAAATTATAAACTAACTAATAATGTAAACCTTCCTTTGCTGGAATGTCCTGTTCCTGTAGAGAAGTTTACTGACAACCCGCTTCTGGAAATTGTAGATGACAACATCCAGTTTCTGTATGAAGCATAAGCTACGGAGAAAACTATGGCGTTAGGTTTTGGACAACTAAAAGAAGATACAGGCAACAGCCGTGAAAAGCTAAACGAGCACAAGCCTCAGTTTGGCGATAATCGTATTCGTATCTTTGGTGGTATTATTCCACGATACATCTACTGGGTAACAAATGCGGAAGGCCGCACTATGCCGGTAGAGTGCCTGTCTTGGGACAGGGACAATCAGGGCTGGTCTAACTCAGAAAAAGACTGGGTGAAGCACTACTACCCTGACCTCAAGTCAAAGTATGGATATGTTATGCTTTGCATTGAGAATGGCGAGCTGAAAATCTTCAATCCGAAGAAAACCCTCATGGACCGAATTATCAAGCTGGCAGCAGATTTGGGCGACCCCACTGACCTCGAAAACGGTTGGGACATTTGCTACGAGAAAGAGAAGACCGGTCCTCAGCCAATGAATGTAAAATATAATCTTCAAGAGATCAAGTGCTCTAAAGCACAGGGTCCGGTTTCTGACGACATGAAGGCACTAATTGATGGTGCTCCCGATGTAGAAGAAATCTTTACTCGTCCCACTCCTGAGCAGCAGAAAGAGTTGCTTGAGCGTATGATGGGCAAGGACACTGAAAACGTTGATGAGTCTGATGCAGATGAGTTTGATGACGATGACTTCGACGTTTCTTGATAACTATAAAGATTATAATCCACCACTAATAGAGTTTGTAGATGAAAATACTGTTTTCTGCCGACTGGCACCTAAAACTGGGTCAAAAGAATGTTCCTGTTCCGTGGGCTATTGCACGGTACGAGAGCTTTTTCGATCAGATCCACAAACTATGCGAAGATGTTGATCTTCATATTATAGGTGGAGACCTATTCGATAGAGTTCCGACCCTAGATGAGTTAGAACTCTACTTCGAATTTATTTCTAATGTTAACGTGGAAACAATTATCTTTGATGGCAATCACGAAGCTACTAAGAAGAATAAGACCTTCTTTTCAACTTTAGGTGAGGTAACAACAAAGTTAAATGCTCTTGTCAGCATAGTTGATGAAAGCTATGAAGACAGTAGAGGGTTTAGTATATTACCTTACTGTGATTTACATAAAAAAGATAGTATTGAAATACTTAATCCTAAGCTACCTGTATTTACTCATGTGCGTGGCGAAATACCACCACACGTTACCCCAGAGGTAGAGTTGAGCAGGTTTGATAGGTTTCCGGTAGTATACGCAGGTGACTTGCACAGTCATAGCAATACTCAGAGAAATATAGTATATCCAGGAAGTCCAATGACAACTTCTTTTCACAGAAGCAAGGTGTCAACTGGAGTTCTAGTAATACTCATGGACGAAGAAGATTGGTACTGGGAAGAGTTAAAACTTCCTCAGCTTCTTCGAAAAACTGTGTCCTCTGAAGAAGACATGGTTCAAGAGTTTTACGACCACGTTATTTATGAGTTAGAAGGAGACCTTGGAGATTTATCTAAGGTTTCCAACTCTAGTCTTCTTGATAAGAAGATAGTAAAGAGAAGCTCGGAAGCCGCTCTAATACTTGGAGGAAACATGAGTATTGGAGAAGAGTTAGTAGAGTATCTAACTTATATATTAGAAATACCGGAAGAAAAGATACCTGGAATTATTGGGATATACAATGATTATTCTAAAGAAACTACAATGGAGTAATTGTTTTAGCTACGGCGAAAACAATGAAGTAGATCTATCTTCTTCCAAAATCACCCAGATACTGGGAACTAACGGGGTGGGCAAATCGTCCATCCCGTTAATTTTAGAAGAAGTATTGTTTAATAAAAACAGCAAGGGCATAAAAAAGGCAGATATACCTAATCGTGAACTTGCCAAAGGATATGAAATATCTGTAGACTTTTCCAGAGAAGAGGATGAATATAACATATCTGTAAAGCGTAAAGGCTCATTAAAAGTAGTTTTTACAAAGAATGGAGAAGACATTAGTAGTCATACAGCTACTGATACTTACAAAAATATTCAAGCAGTTCTTGGGTATGATTTTAAAACCTTTACACAGGTAGTGTACCAAAACACTAACAATAGCTTAAACTTTTTGACAGCCACGGATGCGAATAGAAAAAAGTTTCTTATAGACCTTCTCGGCCTAGAAAAGTATGTTGAGTTGTTTGAAGTGTTCAAAGAAGCCTCAAGAGAGGTAGATAAAGAATATGCAGGGCTAGAAGCTCGTATATCAACAGTAGAAAAATGGTTGGAAAGTAACAAATTGAACGATACCAACCCAAAGACCCTTAAAATTTTGCCGGAAATCAATACGAATAAGCAGGAAGAATTAAGTTCTTTACAGTTGGAACTTAAAAATATTTCGGATACAAACCGAAAAATTTCTCAAAACAATACTAAAAAGGATATGCTTCGTAGTATTGACATTAATAGAATAAACTCTATGGATGCTCCGAGCGAAGAAATATCCTACGATGACTTGCAGTCCGAGTTAGGAGGAATAAAGGGTTCGGCTGATCACGCTAAAAGAGAGATAAAGAGATTAGAATCAACTCCTGATACTTGTAGTGCATGTGGTCAAGATATTCCAAAAGAGACTTTTGCAGAGCAGATGGAGTATCACAAAAATAATCTCTCTGTCTTAAAAGAAAAGTTTGATACTGTAAAGTCTAGTATTGAGGATATAAAAGACAGTAATACTAAGTATAGACTAAAAGAGCAGAAACAAAAAGAGTGGCAAGAACTTTACAACTCGATAGACTTGGAATTAGGCTCTTCTCTTGTAAATGAAGATGCGCTTGCAGATAAAATAAATGTTATTCGTAGTGAGCTTCATAGGGACCAAGAAGAGATGAAAAGGCTTGAGGCAGAAAACAGAGAAATATCTGCACATAACGCTAAAATAGAGGTGGTCCTTGAACAAACAGAGTCTTTTAGTAATGATTTGAAAAGCTACAAAGACGACTACGATGTTTGTGGGGAGAGGCGATCCAACATAGAAATACTTAAAAAGTCTTTTAGTACAACAGGGCTAATAGCCTATAAGATAGAAAACTTGGTAAAGGAGCTAGAAGAACTTGTTAATACATATCTTGGTGAGTTGTCTGGTGGTAGGTTTACTCTTGAGTTTATCGTTAATAATGATAAACTTAATGTTGCAATCACGGACAATGGGAGTAGCGTTGATATCTTGGCTCTATCTTCTGGTGAGCTTGCCAGGGTCAATACTGCTACTCTACTGGCTCTTCGAAAACTAATGAATAGCTTGTCTTCTAGTAAGATAAATGTTTTATTCTTGGACGAAGTTATGAATGTTCTGGATGAAGACGGTAGGGAAAAGCTTATTGAAGTCCTACTTGAAGAAGAACTAAATACATACCTAGTATCTCATATGTGGTCTCATCCGCTACTAGAAAAGATAGAGGTGCAAAAGCACGATAATATAAGTAGGTTAGTAAATGGTTGATTCCAGAGCAAAAGGTGCTCGCGGAGAGTATCTAGTAAGAGATATGCTTCGTGAACATACAGGCTTACAATTTGAGAGGGTGCCCGCATCGGGCGCTCTTTCTTATTTGAAGGGGGACTTATATGTTCCTCATGAGGATAACAGATTTTGTATAGAAGTAAAGAACTATGAGAAGTCACCTTTTAGTGATAAAATATTCACTAATAAAACAAATTACATATTGCAGTGGTGGCCTAAACTAATAGATCAAGCTGCTGAAAGAAAACAACAACCACTACTGTTCTTCAAGTATTCTAGGTCTAAAGTGTTTGTGGGAACAGACATAAAACCTAAAAGTTGTAGATATAACTATACCTCTTGGTTAGACTGTTACATAATGCTTGCAGAAGAGTGGTTAGAAGAAGAAAAAGTGGAGTTCCTAAAATGAGTGATTTTATGTCTATGGTTCCTGAACCGATAGAAAATCAAAACGCTCTTGTGCTTGATGCCATGAATGTAGCTTTTAGATGGAAGCATGGAAACAAATACAACGATTTTGCACTAGACTATTTGCGAACAGTAGAGAGTCTAGCTCAATCTTATAACTGTGGTAAGATTATTATTACAGCAGACCTATTTAAGAGCAAGTATAGAAAAGAATTACTTCCTGAATACAAAGCACAGAGAAAAGAAAAGTTTAAAGATGAAACGCCTGAAGAGCGAGAAAAGTCAAATGCTTTCTTTGAGGAGTATGAAAAAGCCTTAGAACTTTTTTCAGATAAATTTTTAGTTCTTAGATACAAAGAAGTAGAGGCTGATGATGTTGCCGCATACATCTGTGGTAATAGAGAGAAATATGGGATTGAAGACATCTGGCTAATTTCCAGCGATAAAGACTGGGACTTGCTTATAGATGACCACGTATCCCGCTTCTCTACCGTCACTAGAAAAGAGAGCACTGTTTACAATTGGGAAGAGTTCTTTGACTTTCCTATTGAAGAGTATCTAAGTTTCAAGGTTCTTACAGGCGACAATGGGGATAATATTCCCGGAGTTCCAGGAATAGGACCAAAAAGAGCTACAGAGTTAATAAACACCTATGGCTCTGCATTCGACATATATGACTTGCTACCTATGGATAGCAAGTACAAGTATATACAGAATTTAAACGATAATAAAGAACAATTGATGATCAACTACGAGTTGATGGACCTAGTAACTTTTTGCGGGGAAGCAATAGAGGTAGCAGGTCACAGTCTATCTGAAATAGATGATAGAATTATGGAGTACATGAATGAAAATTGATTATGGGAGAGACAGATTATTATCGCCCTTTGGCATACAAACTTTAGAAGACAGGTATTTAGTTGATGGAGAAACCTCGCCCCAAGATGCATTTGCTCGTGCTGCTACTGCTTTTTCTGATGATGAGCATCACGCTCAAAGGCTATATGAGTATGCCAGTAATTTGTGGTTTATGTTTTCAACCCCCGTATTATCCAATGGTGGGACCAGTAGAGGCCAACCAATATCGTGCTTTCTAAACTATGTTGAAGATAGTAGAGGAGGTATTACAGACCATTACACTGAGAATGCTTGGCTATCCTCCGCCGGTGGTGGCGTTGGTGGTTGTTGGAGCGGTATTAGATCAGTAGGTTCTAAAACAAGTAATGGCAGTGAGAGCACTGGTGTTATTCCTTTTATGAAAGTGGTGGATGCCGAAATGCTGGCATTCTCACAAGGAGTCACAAGGAGGGGCTCTTATGCAGCGTATTTACACATATCTCATCCAGAAATTGAAGAGTTTTTGGATGTTAGAAAGCCCACGGGTGGTGATATTAACCGTAAGTCTACTAACCTGCATCATGCTGTGGTGGTTCCAGACAAATTCATGAAGCTAATAGCACAGGCGACTCAAGAGCCTGGATTTGATGATAGCTGGCCGCTTGTGGACCCTCATACGGGAGTCACTATAAAAACAGTTCCCGCAAAAGCCCTGTGGGTAAAGATGTTACAGAATAGGGTAGAAACTGGCGAACCTTACATTATGTTCGAAGACGCAGTGAATAACTCTCTTCCAGAGTATCAAAGAAACTTAGGGCTAAGAGTCAATCAGTCTAATCTTTGCTCTGAGATAACTCTGCCTACAGATGCTGAAAGAACGGCAGTATGCTGCTTGTCGAGTGTAAATCTGGAGGAGTACGATTCTTGGTGCAATGAAGAGCAGTTTATTCCAGACCTAGTTCGTATGTTGGACAACGTTCTTACTCACTTTATTAATACTGCTCCAGATGCTCTAGCCAAAGCTAAGTATAGCGCATATAGGGAACGCTCTATAGGTCTGGGAGCTATGGGCTTTCATGCTTATCTGCAAAGACATAACATTGCTTTCGAGAGTGTAATGGCTAAGAGTTTTAATATGAGAGCATTTGCTCATATTAAGTCAGAAGCTGAAAAAGCAACTCGGCAACTTGCAAAAGAGCGGGGAGAGTGCCCAGATGGTGAAGGTTATGGGGTTCGTAACGCACATTTACTTGCTATTGCTCCAAATGCTTCGTCCAGCATTATATGTGCTAATACTAGCCCGAGTATTGAGCCTTATCTTGCGAACGCATTTGCACAGAAAACCAAATCAGGAACTAGCCTACTAAAAAATGAGTATCTTGAACACCATTTAGAAGAACTGGGCATGAATACCGACGAAGTTTGGAAGAGTATAACAACAAACAGTGGCAGCGTTCAGCATCTTGATTTTCTAGATGAATACATTAAAGATGTGTTTAAGACTGCTATTGAGATTGATCAGAAGTGGGTAATTGAGTTTGCCGCAGACAGACAACAGCATATCTGCCAGTCTCAAAGTGTAAATGTATTCTTTCCTGCGAATGTAAGTAAGCAAGAGCTTCACAATATTCATATGATGGCTTGGGCTAGAGGAATGAAGACACTTTATTATGCTCGTAGCCAAGCTATAAAAAGAGCTGAGGTAGTATCTGATGAAGCCTTGAGAGATTATGTTTTTGACTATGACGATGAGGGATGCTTGGCTTGTGAAGGCTAAAGTTTGGACAATCTGGAAATACACTATTGGCAGTTTCAGTGACGAAAAAACCGCAGAATACGATAATATTGTTGCTATTCTGCGAACCCTTATAGTGTTAGTAAACTTTATAACCTGCTTTTTCATAATGAGCAATATAGTACACAACTGGTGATATGAGCAAAATAATACTTATGTCAGAGATAGTAGAACAAAAGCTCAGAAAAGAGAAAGAGCTAGAGTTTTACAGGGCTGAACTAGAAAAAATACAACAAAAAATATGGTTTTTACAAAAAGACTTAGAAGTAACTAACTTATGTATAACCATAATAGAACAGGAGAGAGATGCTCTCCCTTTTATAGAGGAAAAAGATGACTAATTATGCTATACATTCTTTAGAGAATTTGCTTACTTTAGAAGAAGAACAACTGTCAGTAATGAAGAGCAGAGTAGAAACTGCTGCTGCTTCTTTAGAGACGGCAGAGATGAGAGTAAAAGAGAAGAAAGAAGAAGTTGAAGAGCTTAAAATGGCTCTGGCTAAGTTAGAGGAGTAAGATGCTAACAGAAGAAAGAAATTATTACAAACCGTTTCAGTACCCGTGGGCATTTGAGGCTTATAAAAGCCAACAGCATATGCACTGGCTGCCGGATGAAGTTCCGATGGCAGATGATCTAAAAGATTACAGGGCTCTTGATGAAGATAGTAAACGTCTGCTCGGTCATATTTTCAGGTTCTTTACTCAAAGCGATGTAGATGTCTGTTGTGGCTACGCAACCCACTATCTGCCGAATTTCAAAGCGCCCGAAATAAGAATGATGTTGTCAGCATTTGCCTCAATGGAAGCCGTGCACCAAGAAGCATATTCTACTCTACTTGAAACTCTGGGGTTTCCTGAAGAAGAGTATCAGATGTTTATGGATGTAAAAGCTATGGCGGATAAACATGATTACTTATCGAACTTTAGTAGCGATACGCCAAAAGAGCTTGCTAAAACCATGGCAGTGTATAGCGGTTTCACAGAAGGGGTTCAACTATTTAGCAGTTTTGCCATCTTGTTAAACTTTCCGAGAAACAATTTGATGAAAAACATGGGTCAGATAGTTACTTGGAGTATTCGTGACGAGACACTTCATGTAGAGGGAATGACTAAACTGTTTAAAGAGTATATCCGGGAAAACCCAGAACTGTGGAATGATGAACTCAAGTATGAGATATACTGCGCGGCAGAGAGGGTTGTAGAGTTAGAAGACGCTTTTATTGATATTGCGTTTGAAAACTGCAATATTAAGGGACTTCAACCTGAAGAAATAAAAGCTTACATAAGATATATAGCAGATCGAAGACTATTACAGTTAGGTATGAAGAAGATTTTTAGCAGTAGCGGTAATCCTCTTCCTTGGCTGGACTATATGATAAATGCTGTCGAGCATACCAATTTCTTTGAAAACAGAGCAACTGAGTATGCCCGAGCTAGCACTACAGGTAACTGGCAGGATATATTTAAGTAGTTATCGTTTGCTCATCCAGGCTGCTACACCCATGTAAGCACCGACAACACCTGCTTGGGCTATGTAAAATAGTCCGAGCAGGTCACTTAAAGCATTTACTCTATCTACTGTTACAAAAGAAGTAAAAAGAACAGCAGTAAATGCTAACATTGACCCCATGGCCATCCAAGCTATTCTTTTCTGGGCCTCCGCCTTTTCCTCTTTTATTTCCAGTTCTGTAACTCTTTGAGTTAGTTCTATATTCTTTTCTTCGTGTGACATAATTACTCCGTAATACTTATAGTAACGTCCTGTAATACTTTTACTTTACCCAAAAGTAATGTATATACGTTATTGTCTGTGTCTACCTCTTGAACATCGTAGTAATACCTTCCTGGCTCCACTAATCTTGTATTAATATCTAAGAATGAGATAGTGACTATACCTGCTGCGGCATCAGCCCCAGTAGCTGTAATGTTTGTTTGTATAACCCCTGGATCTGCATCTCCTTGTGCGTTTTTAAGAGTCATCCAATAGACATTGTTTGTAATATCTATTACAGCATCGTTCTCGTCTTTTATTGTAAGCTGTATAGCCCAGTCATCACCCCTAACTAAGTCGCAAAGGTCGTGTCTTTTAAATGCCATTATAATACCTCAATTGAAGCCACATCTACTGATATTTCTTGTACAGTTACTACTGCTACGGGACATTCTATGTCCACATTCAACTCTCCTTGGTCCAAGGCTATTTCCTCAAGAATATAACCAATATCTCCAATACCTATACCGGTGCCACCAAATAATAAAACTCCTGCTAAAAACATGGCTACTCCGTAAGAGAGGTATCCTGCGTCTGGGTAGTGACAACAGTTTTAGGCGGAATAAGGTCTGTAGTAGTGCCCTTTCTATAATAATGTAATAGTCCTGCTGACTGGTCAAATACTTGGTCGGCTTCAAGAAGCTCTTTTGATAACAATACATCCAAAGGATCTATATGGTCTAAAACGACCGTACACCCCGGTCCACTATTATCAATTAAAACGCAATTTCCATGAACCACTATTGTTCCTGCTGTGCAAGAGGAATTTACGGTCAATTCTCCGGCTTCAAATCCTATGTCTATAGTATCCGAAGCATTGTCCATATTTGAAATTTGAAAGTCTCCCATAACTTTCATCATATTCAAATTACTTGCTGCACCTCCAGCCCCCATATCTATATTTGTAAATACACCTGCTACAGCGTTTACAACTTCATTTATCAGAACAAAGGCTCCATCAGCTATTCCAAAAGTGCCGGCAGCCGCCAGCGTGAGGGCAGACCCATTGAAATCAGTAACGTTATTAGAGCCACAAGTAAGAAGCAACAGTGGGCTATTTCCTGTTCCCTGTGCCCCGGTAATATTACACTCTCTAATAATTGTATTTTTGAAATTCTGCCCATTCAAATCAACAGTAGGCAAATCAATGCCCTCTATTTCAAAGTTGGACAGTTGCCTATCTACTGTAGCATCCGCCTCTAAAAACAGTTTTTGTAATAACAGAGATTCGGCACTATCTACTGCATCGCTGAAATTATTGTAAGGGGTTTGTTGATATCCGTTACCATTTGTTGCTTCTTCAGTATTGATAAACACTCCGCGCCGTATTTGCCCATGAACCTCATTTACCCAATTGCCCATGGTTCCTGTAGTGTCATAATCTGTTGCAGTAGCATTCCAGATAACATCTCTAATATCCGTAGATGTAGGGTCTAAAGAAGCCGTAAGGGTTCTGGTAGCATAAGACCAAAAATCTGCTACTGTGGGGTCTAAAGAAGCGGTTAGACTTCTTGTAGCATAGCTCCAAACATCTGCCGCTGTGAGAGAGCTTCCACCACCACCTTCAGGAGTAACCAACTCTACTAGAGAAGATCGTGTAAAGTTTACGCTAACGCCTGACTGTGGGTTGGTGGGGTTTCCTCCTTCTTCTCGAGTATAAAGGTTTCCGGTAATGGTGAGGATATATCCATTGTAGCTTGGCCAAGGTTGTATTCTCCAACCATTTTCAAGAAAGTAGGTTCTTCCTACAGAGTTTGTGGAGGTAATAGGGTCTCCACCTAGAGGGGTCAGAGCTTGGGCGTATTTCATATTGTCTATTTGAAGAGACCAGTTTTTCCAAGCAGAATATATATCTATAGTAACATCTATATCTGTTTGTCCCTCGTTAATAAGAATCAACCTGTTCGGCCCATCAAAAGTAACTTTTTGCTCACCAACAAATTCTGGGGGATTATAATCCCCCCAATATGTCCAGTGTCCATAGTTAACAGTTATATTTGGCATTCTACTGTACTATTTCTTTCCACTCTATTGTAAGGGCGGCTTTTACATCATTATGTAGGGCAGTTCTGGTCTTTGCAAAAAACGACCATATTAGCCTACTTCCATAAAACCCCTTTATAGTAGCGGTCCCTGTAAAAGCAGCAGCAGCGCTTAAATCCGAAGGAGTTGTCAAGGCTTTGTCGTCATATAATTCTGCTGTAGTTGAACTGGTTATTTTAAGGTAATAAGTTCCATTGTAGTCATTTACAGTAGAATCATATATCTCAACCTTTCCGCCATACCTGCTAGTATTTAAGGGAAAAGTGGATTCTTGGGGTTCTCTCAACAATATCTGGGGGTCAGAAGTAGTTATAGTAGCAGTGGAAGGGCTTCCAGCAACAGAAATACCGCTAATAGTATTTGACTGAGTTCCTCCATCATCTGCAAGATTCTTTATTGCTCCGTATTGAAAATTATTATATACGTCCGTATAATTTGAATGCTCCTCCCCCTTAAAAGTATGGTTGTAAATGGTCTGCCCGCCACTATAAGAGGTTCCGGTATTAGAAACTTCTACAGTAGTACCGGGTATTAGAGAAAAGTTGTGCCCAGAGTGAATAGCATTGACTTCAGCCTTTATATCCACTATAGCCTCTAAGTCTGTGTAGGGGCTACCCGCAGGGTTTGAATCATATGCAAAAGAGTGTATACTCGTAGGCATATAAAGAGTGTGATTTACAACTCCAGGCTCAATCTCTTCTTCTGGTGACATAGAAAATAAGTATTGCCAAGAGCCTGAGACATCAGAGGTAATAGAGTATTCTGGAGAATGATAAGTAAGAGCTTTTCCTGCTTCGTTAAGGTCTATACTTGTCTCTGTCCAAACACTTGCAGACCAAGTCTCTAAAAACAAATCTAAGTTCGTAGTTGCAGTGGATTTATTGGAAAAACACACAGGCAAAGAAACCGTCTGGCCCATAGTATAAGGGTAAGAGTTAGAGTGAAAATAACTGTGACAAACTACTCTTTGTCCGTTAATATATGTTCCAAATCTTGCTCTTCCCGCTCCATGCCACTGAGTGTCAATCCACCATATATTAGAATTTTCTAGATTAAGTACTGCTTGGCTTCCTCCAGTGCCGTCTAATTTGTCTCCGTTCCAGTCACTTCTGGGTATTATAAGATCTTTTTGAGCAGCCGCACTATAACTGCTTCTTATTACAACACTAAAACCAGTTGTATCAGTAGCGTCCACTCCCCCAGTTCCAAGTGAAAAGAAAAACCCGTTATCAGCATCAAACATTCCCCACTGACGAGTAGAGTTGAGGGTAGATGGGTTGTTCAATCTACAAGTAGCCATATACAAATGAGAAGAGCCAGGAAAGTAGTGATGATAGGTATTACTTGTACTAGCTGCAAAGCCATTTGTTCCATCAAACTGAGGGTCTGCAGGGTCAATTCCTATTTTGACCGACCTACTGTCACTGGACCAAGTTGTATATCCTCCATCTATACGAGCTCTGGAAAAGTTGTCTGTTAGCTTTGACTCTTGGCCAAAAACATAGTCTCCTAGATGCTCTGCTCCTGATACTCTAAGCTTGCCCCAAGCATCTAACTGTGGTCTGCCTTCATCGAACCTGATTGAGGCAGAACCAGTTACATCTATTTCTAATCCGTGCTGAGGATTTTTATAACCTACTATATTATTTGCGGGCAAATAAATCTCATAAGGAGTACCGTTAATGGTAGCAACTATATCCCCGGATGGAGAATCTTTTCTTATAGTTTGATTGTCCTCAGGGGTATATCCTTGATATCTTGCCAGTTCTTCATAATGAACATACAAAACACCTGTTACTGCTGTAGTGGTTATAGCATTATGTAGATGTACTGTAAAATCATTATTGGAGTCTACTCCTCCAGTTAAGAAGTATTCTTCCCCCTCCTGCCAGACATGGCTATTTTGAAGACCGTCGTAAGTTATAACGGCAGTATGAACCATTCCAACCCTATCGCCGGTGCTCTCCGGCGGTATTCTAGTGTATTCTCTTTCGCCTGCCATTTAT